ATCCTTTATACGCTTCAACAAGGTCGGCGTCTTTGCCTTCTTGGGCTTCAACGATCTCTTCGTATTGAGGACGGAAGTGTTCTGCAATCCTCTTCGCAATTTGCGGTTTAATTCCCTTCTCAACGGACCACTTCTTAATGTCAAACTGTATCACTCCTTCTTGAAAGAAAACATCTGTTTCTTCTTCAAGTTCACCAATAAGGTCTGATGCCTTATTGTTTATACGATCTTGGATCGAGATGACTTTGGTTTGCGGTTGATCTTCCGCTGTCTCCGAAACATCCAACACCTCTGAGGATAAGAGTATAAGTCTTTCTTCAATTTTATCCCACAATCCTTCGGGTAGATTAGATCCTGTAGAGAGTAATCGGCAGTTCCATCCAATATTGTGTAGGTCGATGGACTTGACGGAGGATAGCTTTTCGATAACATGTTTGTCATACTTAATGCTCTTTAGGTAGGATATGGTGAATGCTTTGGCATCATCACTTGTATAGAAATAGTTGAACCAGTTGTATGCTCTGGCCAACTCTGTCTGTGTAGAGTTTTCATTAACCTCGGGTTCAGCCCCAAGATACTTTTCATCAGCAAACTTAGGTCGTCTAACCGCAGCCGACTTTTTCACTTTCTTCTCCTCTGTCATAATTTAGCTTGATGCTCTCGCCAAAGATGGTATAACACTTTCTCTCTTTCGGATGCTTCTTTCTCCCAAGGAAGATTTCTGTATCCGACGATGTTCTCGTTATACATTACTCGGTTCCACATTTGATAGTTACCTGAACACATATCAACCAGTTCCTTGCGGGCATATTGTTTAACATGAACCAGTTCATGTGCTAGTGTTCTCAATAGATAGACTGGACCTAGATCGGACTCTATCTCTACCTCAAATTCTCTGTGATTGTGGTTCTTGACATCGATATCTGTCCACGTGGCCATACCGAAACATTTGGTGTTCTTGAAAAAGTTCTTTCTTAGTCTAACTTTAACAAGAACGGTCTTGCTCAGGCGCTCCATAAGATGGTCACAAAAAAATGAAGCAGCCTCTTTTATCTCACGCTTTCTCATCTTCTTTGGGGTTCCGTATATCTTAATCTGCGCCATGTTCTCCTCAACTGAAGATGTGACTGTAATCCTTGAAATCGTTAATCACACATATACCGTCTTCTGTCTGTCCAATATCATTCTCTATCTCCTCTGCCTTGTCAAGGGCCTCATTCAGTGTATGAAATACCTCCGACTCTGAAAAGGTCGAGACAATCGCAGTAAGGTCTCCCTCATATTTAGCTCTTTCAGCATTCCACACCCCATAGATGTTATCTATAGCTGTGGCGTAGGTAACCCGATATTCCGGGCCTTTTTCAGTCTCGGTTAATAGAACGTAAATACCATTGTCCATCGACATTACTCTTCATCCTCGCCAGTGAAAAACGTCTGTACCACTAGCTTTACAAACCAGTGAAACATGAAAGGCGCCCATAGAGGTGCTAGAACCTCTACCCACGACCAGCTTTCTAGATGATCAGTTAGCTTTAGACCGATGAACAAAAGAGCGAGTCCATCCATAAAGTTAATAGGCGTCTGTGAAGCGCCTACGTTTATCACTCTGATATTTCTATCTGACATATCTTGTTCCTTCGTCGCTGCCGGTAACTCGGTAGGCATATTTCACTCCTTCATTCTACTATAAGTTTCTTCACACTGTCAAGTCTAAAAGAACGCCAGCCACCGGAATCGATATCCCAGACTGCTTGGACGCTATCATTCAACTGTTTAGCTGGCTTCGCTTCCTGACCATCGTATTCTGATAGAACTTGTGGAACATATAGATCGGAAAGAGTGGCCCGCATTGTGCGTTCCGTTCCGTCTTTCTTCTCAAATACCACGGTAACTACACCATTCTGTAACTGTTCCTTAAGGGCATACTTATCAATCATTCCATACCTCAGTAAGTTAGGAGTAAATCGTATAGTTCATTATAACCGCCAATGAACTCTTTGTCAACTGTTATTACCGGAAAAGATCGTGCTTGTGGGAATTGTTCCAGGAGCGTATCCCGATCAAAGTCCTTACCAAGTTTATACTCAATGTGTTCCACTGCTTTTGTCTTCAGCAAGTTCTTTGCCTTGTCACAGAATACACAATTGTCTTTAGAATACACTATTACCTGCATGTTATACCTCACTTCTTTATGTGGTTCTTCCTCACTCTACACATACACCAATCGTTGTAGTATCTATCTGATAGTATTGCGTCAACAGCAAAGATGTGTTTGGTTTCATAATAGGTCATCTCACCTTTGGTCTTACAAAGATGAACAATCTCTCTAACAAACTTGTCCTCACCAAATAGTGAAACATGTTCAACAAGAGATTTGTTTGATCCAAAGTATTCACGCCAGTCAGACTCAACCTTTATTCTTTTCTTCTTACCTTTGACTTGTTTGGTCTTAGAAAAGTAAAAGTTCTTCTTACCGATGTATTTCATACCATTTGCTTGATTGGTTATCAGATAGACAAATCCAATAACGCCTTCGGGGATTTCTGTGAGGGGTTCTTTTTCATATATCCATGTCATATGAATATATATGAGACTTATAGTTCTACGATCTTACCTTCTTTTGGTGACTGCTTATAGAATAGATCAAACGCTACTGTTATTCTCTCACTATCATCTTTGTGTTCCGTTGTGTAGTGATAGATGTGAGAGTTAAAGATATTGATCCTTCCAGGACTATTGTTGAAATAATAATACTCAGGATTGTATACCACATCACTAAATGGATTTTGATAGACAGTTTGTGTATCTTGACAACTTACAGTAAAGTGACCAGATAGAAAACTTTCATCCGTGTTACCACTATGACGATGATTAGACATCTTCTCACCTTGTCTAAGAACATTCGCCCAACATTGAATATACACCTTTTCATTACTATCAACGTTAAAGTGTTTACATGCTAGATTATAGAAGAAACGTATCTCATGTTTTAGTTTGTATATCTCAGGATTATCCCACAATAGAACATTGAAGGCTTTAAATCTAGATGTAAGGGCTTTAGGACCTAGACCTGTATAACCATGACTAATCAAGTTATCAGGAAGATCAAGAGATGTTATCTCTTTTTCTTTTTCAAGTATCAAGTATGATAATTCTTGTAAGTCTATACTGTTTATATAACCGCCAAAGATAGAACATTTGTATGAAGGAGCGGTAGGAGTTTGTAATCTACCATTCTCAAAATTCACAATCTCGGTTATCATTCATTCCTCGTATTCTTCAATCTCCGGTGGATACTTTTCGTTCCATACCTCATCAAAGGCTGGATCGATGTTTAGATAACTTTCTACGCCTTTTATTTCAAACTCTTCTAGCACCTCTAAAAGTATTCTATAGGTCTCTTCTCGTTCATCGGCACCTAGATCACTTTCAGATAATCGTTCTATGAATTGTCCAAAGATAGCTGCTCTTTCTCCAGCCATTACCGTTTACCTTTCTTGAAATAAGACATATAGTTTGTTAGCGAATCCGTAAGCATCTTATAACCAAAAACGGTAAAGTATAGAGTGTTTCTATACATTTCATAAACTGGACTCCTTGCTAATACGTCTAAGTCTTTTTGTTTCCTTCTTTTATGTCTCTTATATAACAAACTTTTGTCACTAATCATACTCTCCAAAAACTGTAGTCTCTTATCTATGTATTCTTCACCCTTGTCCACAACCGGATCATTTTTGAGTAACTTTCTTACTCTCTTGATGACCTTCTTACTTTTTCTTGCGTTGTGCCATTGTTCTAGTAGAATTTCATCCAGTTCATTCATATAACATCCATAGTGAATAACGCACGAATGTAATACTTATTATCAAATTCAATGCGTTTACGAGCAAACACAACGAAACCTATATCATCACCGACCATAACGTCACGCATGGACTTACCTGTGGTGTAAACATCATCAACCACTAGACGAATAGGATTGCCAGGTGTGCGGTATTTTTCTAAAGCATTTGCTAATGCCACACCACCACGAGGAATGCCATAAACTGATCCAAACTCGCAGCGATCATCAATCATTGCTGCTAGGCATTCCCAATCTTCTCTGTTAAGGGCATCACACTCGATCTTCCAATCAAGTTCTTTGCCAGCATGTGAAGTAAATCTCCCCCACTGAAATAGGTTCATGGTAAAATCCGAATTGTCGTTTCTTCCATATCATTCTTCACTATCCCATAAAGAGTCGCTGCATTACCGGGACTAAGCCGAACACAACCATGAGATGCAGGACGCCCCAAATTACCAGTATGTGGAGTAGCATGGATAGCATAACCGCCACTAAAAAAGATGGAGTGAGGCATCGGCGCATTATCATATTTCCTTGAGTAGTGCATTGGCTGTAATGAATAAGGACGGAAGCTACCCGTAGGAGTATAGTAACCCCTACGGGCTGTGCTCACTGGCCATGAGTAGCTGCCCTCCGAACTATGAACAATCATACGCTGTTGTGATTTTGAGATTGTAATATTTGTTTCTGCCTTAGCACCATGTGTAAATAATGCTAAAATTATCATAGCAGCAAAAGCAGTTATTGGAATTAGTTTACTCATATTTCACATCCTCCTGCGGTACATGCTAGTGTTTGTGTACCTTCTACATTATCATCCATTTCAACTAGTGTATCCCAATCAAGATGTTCCGGGATTGTTGGTAGCATTGCTTCGTATAGATCCTTAGAGATTTCTTCATAAGGTGCCTGACGATATGAACCACCATCATGTGGCAAGAATGATACACCTGACATTTCATCAAAGTGATCATACACCCATGCACCAACTTTCATCCACTCATCTTCTCTTACATTGATTGTAACAGATGGCTTATGTTCACACCATGCTTCTTGATAGATTGCCCATAGTTCAAGATGCTTGATTGCGTCAATATCATCTCTTACGGCTGCGCCCTTAGGTGCTTTCATTGGGAAAGAGAATACGGTTGTGGATTCAGGCTTCATAACGTCTGCTTCCCAAGGCACACCCTTGTCCTTCATAAACTTAGTAAGTGGATCTTTGTTGTCACCTCTGACACGGCGAATATAATACTGGCTATGACGAGGATGAATGCCACTTGCAGAATCACAAAGTTGAGAAACAGTTCCAGATGGCTTAACACAAGTAATAGCAGCAGCAGGATTAATCCCGAGATTATTAGCAAGTCCATTGTTCACCTCAATTGCATGGTCACGGAGAGAAGCAAGGCGTGCCTTAATCTCTTTGTCCGCTGGGTTGTTAAATAACTTGGAGTCATATATGCCTGTAAGAGAAACACCTAGTAGTCTTTCTTCTTCAGCGTTCTTGACCCAAATCTTTCGTAGATAAGGAAAGTCTGTTAGAGTAGATTGGAAAGTACCAAGTATAGTAGCAACCTCAATCTTTTCTTTAATATCCTCAATAGTATCGGCTGCTCGTATGACGACCTCTGTAAGATTACAGAAACCGTATGGTCTAAGGATGATTTCAGAACATGGGTTTGTTCCAAAATTTTGTTCGTGGTCTCTGCGTCCATTTCGTTTAGCAATTTTCTGACACGCTTCACGGCTGAACAGTCCCCTTTCTCCAGATTTACTTTCGTATAGTGAAATCCATTCTGCCATGAATGTACCGATCTCTGGTTTCTCGTTATACACGGCAGAGTTGTTTGATAATGCTCTCTGTGGATTTGCTTCCCACCATGCACCAGCTTTAGCATGGCGCATACGGTCATCAGATAGATTAGAAAGTGAAATCATTGCTGAACGGCGAACGCCACCAACAACTACGACCTCACCAATCTTACACATGATGTCATGGCATTCTAATGATGTTAAACGACGACCATGAGCATTACGGAACATCTTAACAACAAACTTGAAAAGTTCACTAAGCGGACCAGGACCAGAACTACGCCCACCAAATGTCTTCAAGGGAGCACCAGCAGGTCTTACTTTGGTCAGATCCCACTTAGGAACTTCACCAGCATAGAGCAAAGAGATAAGCATACGCAATGCCTTTGCCCAGCCTTCCTTACTATCACGGACAGATATGATAGTTTCGGAATCAAATAACTTTTCAGGAATCTCTGGCAACTGATTGATGAACTGGCGCTCAACAGAGAAGCCAACACCAGTGCCACAAAGAAGAATAAACATTGCTTCATCAAATGCTTTAGGATCATCAATAGGCAAGAACGAACAATTGTAACCACATGTGTTATCACGTTCTAATGCTTTGCCTGATGTCATCAATGCTCTCATAGAAGGCATAACCTTCATATCAATGATTGACTTCTTTACCTTCTCACGAATAGGAGCCATATCATAGTTATAATTAGCGGCGAGATGATTATGCATAAAGGTAAGATAGCGTTCAACTGTTTCCTCCCAATTCTCTCGTCGGTTCTTTTCTGGTAGATAGCGGCTGTATCTTGATTTGTAGATAAACTCTTGATATAGTGATTCCATTAGCGTTCCTCGTTCCAATATTCTCTTAATGACGGAAAGTGTTGTAGTATTTCTTTGCGGGCAGCAATAGCAACTTGTCTGTGTTCTTTCTGTGTACCTTCATCAGCACGAACGTCAATGTAATGAATCCAACTTCTCAACGTCCCAGCCATATATAGACGGGTTGTAGTTAGACCTTCTGGTAGAACCACTCTTGCTTGTTCTTTGGCAATGTTATTCTCAATAGCCCAACGATACACTTGTTCAGCATTATGCCGAATGTGCATTTGCTTCATTTCCCAGTTTTTGTTCATCACATCATTATATGTCTCAATACTATTCTGACGGTTCTTGGCGTCTTGCAGTCTTGCTTCTCTTGTAACAAAACTCATATCTTTTGTCGGATCAGCATAACGCTGGCTAAACTCTTGAAAAGAGAATGAGCGGTGACGAATGATTTGATGTGAGATATCACGGGTTGTATTGATTTCCATTGTGATAGAAACCATTTCAAAAGGTGACCAATGTTTATGTGTGATTAGATACTTGAGAAGTTTTTCTGATGTTAGTGTGTTACTTTGATTAGATGGATTAGATACTCTGGCAGCATAAGCAATGAATGCTTCTGCACCTATCGGACTTTCTGTGCCTGTTTCCCATGCCGATAGAATAGGATTAGTTAAGGCAATTATCTTCGCTGTATTCATTATGCACCATTAATAAGTTTGATTGCTTCACTTAGACTTTCTTCAACGAACCATGGTGTTCCAGTACCAGGACCACCAAACACAACTGTTGCTAACGAACCACCTTCTGGATGTTCTTCAAAAACTGAAACAATCCATTCTGAGTTGATATAGATTGGATCACCTTTTCTACCTGCTGAGGCGTTTGTAAATTTTATCATACTCATAGTAAACTCTTTGCAAATGCTTCACGCTGCGCCCAACCATGGCCACCACGTGGATTGTCTGGCTTGTATCCAGCAGGACGCTCATAACCAATAGCAACCTCTAATGCTTCGTCAATGTTCTTTGATGCTGTGAGTTTCTTGCCAGTTCCTCTTTCAGAACCCTTGCGTAGTTCCCAATCAGCAAATCTAATCTGTGTATCAAGATCATCAATTGGTTTCTTTAGGGAGTTAGCAAATGAAAGCAAATCAGTAAGACGACCAGGAGAATGAGCACCAGTCTTTCTATCATAGTTATCTCTCCATTGTGCGATACCAAATGCTGTTTTCTTATCACCCCATACATTCGTGCGAAGGTCAGCATATGACTCCTGCATAAACTGTCCAACCATAGCAGCAGCCTGATAATCCTTCCAGCCAAGTTCCATTAGAACTTTCTTAGCATACAACGGACGATCAC